TTGACGGGATCGGGGGCTTCCCTCTTCTGTGGGAGCGGATCAATGGAAAAGGGAGTTGCCTGTGGGCATCAGAAATTGAAGAATTTCCGGTTGCAGTAACAAAATACCATTTTGGCAATGGGAACCAGAGAAATCAAGATGCACAGGATTAACTAATTAGTTAATTTTAATGTATAGGAAGGGAATAACACATGAAACCGATATTATTTAACACTGAGAATGTTCGGGCTATCCTGGAAGGAAAAAAGTTTGTGACACGGCGAGCAATCAAACCGCTGCCTTCCGGGAACCAGTATTCACTCGGAAACGATAGTTGCTGGCCTGGATACTTCAAAATTGATGGGACATTTCAGGCAATCGAGCCTCCATATCAACCGGGAGACATCCTATGGGTGCGGGAGAAATTTGATAATATTCCCGTGTCTTTAGGAGGGCACACTAGGTTGTCTGGAAGATATTACTACGCCGCAGATGGGGATTTGAGACCGCAAGGGTGGCAAGGAGCGTGGAAACCTTCTATCCATATGCCGAAGGAGGCCGCCAGGTTGTTCTTGCAGGTTTTAAACGTGCGGGCAGAGCGGTTGCAGGAAATCACAAACGAGCAGATTGAGCGAGAAGGCGTTGTGCCACAACGTCCAAAGGGGCTGCCGGGTGATGGATGCAAATGCAGTGGCTACGAAGAAGGCTGCATGGATGGGGTATGCCCGAACCGGGATGCCTACGAACGACTTTGCCATTATACTCCATTTATGAAGGTGTGGGATAACACCATCAAAAAGGCTGACTTGCCACTCTACGGCTGGAATGCCAATCCGTGGGTGTGGGTGATCGAATTCGAGCGGATCACAAAAGTTGTGGAAGAGAAAGGCGGGGCAGAATGACGTACAAATATGCACACAAAGTATTCACGCACATCGACAGCACGCTCTACACCACAACAGAGAAGTTGGAGGCAATCTACACCGTCACCCATTCTGATGTTGCAAAACCCATTCGGGCAGCTGCATCAATGGAGGCTTTGCGCTGGCTCATTGAACTGGAACGATTGGAACCAGAGTGGAAACGGAGAATTAGAAAGGCAGGAAAAATTTATGGAGAATAAAGAGACTGTGTTTTTATGGCTGACCTGGGTGAATGAGAGATAGAGAACGAGCGGGATTTACGCCACAATAGGCTACCAGAAGAACCGGGAAAGAAAAATTTGCCGCTGTATAGCGGCAATGGCCTAGTATATTGGTCTTATCTTAACAGACGCACCAAGACGGAGGGAATAACGTGGGAGCGGTTTATTATAGAGAGCAAAAGCACATCTGTGGAAAGGATTACATGGAGGTAGACCTTTACAGAGTGACAGAGCAGCAACACCGGGCTTCTGTGCGGGCGAAAAAGAAAGAGGCTTCTTCGCTTGCACAGCAAGCCTACAATGACAAGCGGGCAAAGCGCTACCACATTCAACTGGTGAATACAAACTTTGGCCAGGGGGATTTTTCATGGACAGGAACCTATGATGATGCACACCTTCCAGCACCAGGAGATAAAAAGCGGGCAGACATGGATCTGAGCAATTTTATCAAAAGGCTTTACCGCTACTGCGACAACCAGGGAATCAAGCGGCCTAAGTGGATCGCTGCCACGGAATATGCCACGATCCAGGAGGACGGCACAGTATGCGGGAGACATCACCACCACGCCATTATCGAGCATACAGGTGGGCTTTCCAGGGATGTGCTGGAGCAGCTGTGGAAGGACAAGGCCGGGAATCGGATTGGGTTTACCCGATGTGAATATCTGGATGTGGATCACGGGAGCGTTGAAAGCTTGGTGCAATATATCAGTAAAAATAAAAAATGCTCCAGAAGCTGGAGACAGAGCCGAGGATTGGAAAAACCTAAAACACCAGCTCCAAATGACACCAAATGGACGAGGAAAAAGCTGGAGGATGCCTCGACGCTTTACATAGACGATAAAGCATACTGGGAAAAGCAGTACCCAGGCTATACCCTAAACCGAGTGGAGGCTACTGTGAGTAACGAGGGGTGGCGACATACCCTTGTGATTTTAAGTCGAGCGGAATGTTGGCACGGGAATCGATATGGGGTCGCCCTTTCCGGAAGGAGGATTGTATGACAGAGGAGGAGCAGGAACAGGTCAAACGAAAAATGCGAGGCGCACAAAGCAATGCCCTTGGTCACTGGTTTGAGCAGGAAATCATGCGTGTCTGCGAATATTACCGGAAAACCGGTGGAGCCTTTATTGAAAAAACGCCAGAAAATTTTCGGGTTCTTTCCAAACAGAGGGACGGGAGATTTTCTGGACGCTTCGTTGGAAACGCTCAGCCAGATTTTAAAGGCACACTGAAAGGTGGGCGGGCGATTGTATTTGATGCAAAGTTTACAACCAAGGATAGAATCGAGCAGAGCGTTTTAACGGACGCGCAGACAAAAGCACTGGAAACGCACCACCAGTTGGGCGCACTGGCTGGCGTATGCGTGGGCATGAAAAGCGGGATTTACTTGATCCCGTGGCAGACTTGGAGAGACATGAAAGAAATCTTTGGACGGAAATATATGACCGAAACGGAATTGAGCTGTTATAAGTTTTAGGGGGGGGAAACAAATGCTGATTAAAAGCAAAGACGGGAGATTGGTGGAGTGTAACGTCTGCAAGCGACCTTTTTCGATGCAGGGCGTGAGAACCGGCACCATTACCAGCGGAGACTACGAAATCACGTATTTCAGCTGCCCGGGCTGCGGGGCAAAGTACCCCATCAATACCACTGACACCAGACAAAGAGACCTGATAAAACAGAGGCTTGACTGGCTGGAAAAAGTGAAAGTTGGTAGGAAAAAGAAGTTTCGCCCGAAAACGTTGAAGCACTACTGGCGAGAGATCGACAAAATCAAGGCCGAACAGGAAGAACGGCAACCGAAATTGACGGAGATGGGCAAGAAAATCTTGCGTGGCGAATGAGAAAGAAGGGTATCCTATGGAGCGAGAACAAGTGAGAGCTGGATTGATTGCGTACAAGCGCATTGACGCAGAAATCGAATGGCAACAGAAAATTTTGCCAGAAATGCCGGAGGACGAACAGCCAACTTGCCTGGAACAGGCGGAAAAACTGAAACGTGTGAAAAAAGGAATTTTGCTTGCACTGAATGGGCTGCCTTTTCTACAAAGAGACAGTATTTGGCGGCACTATGTTCTGGGTGAGCAATGGGAATACGTCTGCCGCAAACATTCCTACTCTGAGCGGGCAATACGAACCATCGCAAATAATGGCTTAGATACCTTGGAGCAGGTCTTTGAGAACAACACAGAAATCAGGGAATTTTGCTGTCAAATTTGCGACCAGCATACTTCTATTCCAAGAAAGTAAAAATAAGCACTATATAGAGCGACAGAAAGTGAAGCCATTAGAAGGAAAACGCTTTTGAAAAACTATATGCGCAAAATAGCAAGGAAAAATCTTGCCTTGCCGCTTTTGGAAAATCAAACAAAGAAGAGGTGAGGAAGGATGCCAAAAAGAAAAGCGGAACGAGATATTGCGAGAGACCTTTTTTTGCAGTCCAAAGGGAAAATGACCCCAAAACAAATTGCAGATCAGATTGGAGTAAAGCCGGAACAGGTGCGAAAATGGAAGTGCATGGATCGGTGGGCCGAGCTATTAAAAAAACCACACCCAGGAGCGCCAAAAGGGAATAAAAACGCCGCTGGACACGGTGCGCCAAAGGGAAACACCAACGCAGAAACACACGGGGCATACTCGAAAGTTCGCTGGGAAAGCCTGCCGGAGGAAACAAAAGCAGAAATCGAAGGAATGAAACTTGCCTTTGACGAAAATGCTCTGAAAGAGCTTCGCCGACTGGAGGCGAAACGTGCTGATTTGGAGCGGCGCATTGCAGAAATCAACGGAAGAGAAGATGGCCAGGAGGATTTACTTTACCTGGATAGCACCATGACCATGACAATGCCAACCGGCCAGATGGAGTATATCAACAAGTCAAGCGCATTTACCCGGATCATGAAGCTGGAGGAGGAGCTGAACAAAGTTGACGGGAGAATTATAAAACTATTGGATAGCATCAGGGGCAGAGAAGCAGAAGATAGACGGATCCAACTCGAACGGGAACGGCTGGAACTTGCCAAGCAAAAGGCAGTGGGGATTTTTGCCGTTGGTGAAGATGGACAACTGGAGCCAGACTTGCTTGACGATGAAATCATTACAGAGTAACAAGGCTGCTCCGATCTTGCTATAATTATTTTGGACTTGCTTTATCGTAAAAATTGAGATATTATCATGACAGAAAAAGGCGCTACCTCACAAAATGAAGTAGCGCCTTTTGAAAACCACTTACAACAAGGTTTCGATATAGGCCGAAACACTCATTCCGGCCTGGGCCGCCGCACGTTTCGCGCGCTCCACAGCGGCCACGGACAACGAAACGGACAACTGTGTTCTGGTATCGTCCTCCGAGACTTCCCCAAAGATGGATTCGTATTCATCTCCGCCCAAGTGGGTTTCAGCCCACTGTTGAGCCGCCGAATAGGTCAAGGGCGTGATTTGTTCACCGCCGCACCACTCGTTATTGCCACAGGATACGGCATACTTGCTCATGGGGTCACCTTCACCGTAGAGGAAAAATTCCCCGGTTCGTTTCCGATACAGGGTTTCACTGCACCGCTGGAAGTCCCGTCCATAACATCCATTGTCCCACTCTCCAACCGCCGTAGCGGTTTCGGTGTCATACTTCTTCCCATTGATGATTTTTTTCATAAATTTTCCTCCTGTCTCAGATGTGCTCGCACCGCAAAAAGCTATGAAGAAGCAAATCAATCTGAATGTCGTAGGTGTCACACTTGATGTAAGCAAAGCGGGGAATATTCCGCATAAGTGCATCGATCCCGGTTCCAGCGTATGCGGGATTGCAGGAGGCCAGAGATTCAACGGCTTTTGCCTGGAATTCTGCCCCAATCTCTGCGGCCCGGTCGCTGAACTCGGTTTCAATGCGTTCCCGCAGCGCCCGCTCCTCGCCGGTCTCGCTAAGGCTGACGATGGAACGATCTAGGTTTTTAAATGCAATTTTCATATTTTTCCTCCTTAATTTTGTCATTTGTTTTACTGTAACTAAATCATATCATTGCGTTTATATAAAGTCAAGCACAAATTGCAAAATATTTGAAATTTCGTGCTTGACTTTCTTCGATTTTGCAATTACGCAAGCCCGAGAACCTGACGGGCGGCAACCTCTGCGTTCCGGGTGAGCTGACGCTGCCAGGCCTGATTTTTCGGGCTCCACCGGAACCCATTGGCTTTCAGCTTGGCTCGGGTGTCCGCATCCGGGATTTCGTCAAAAAGGATTTGGAGCCGGTTCAGCTCTGCGTTCCGGACGATTTCGCCGCCGTCAAACTTGCTTGCTTCGGCGGGGTTTTCCCGCTGGGCTTGCAATCTTTCCAACTCCTCCAGGCGGGCTTGCAACCGCTTCGCCTTTTCCAACCGGCTTGTGATTTCGTAGGCGGGGAAGGGGCAACCGTACAGTTCCAGCGGTGTTCCGTGCTCGCCAGCGTTAAAAACACCCGGACGGGTCAACCATTCCACATCCTCGGGAGTGATGCCGGGGCAACCGTCCAATGTGTGATTTTTGCGATAGTAGGCATTACCAGCCTTGGCGATTTGGTGGGCAGCTCTTGCCTTTTCGAGCTGATCCATGAGGATTTCCCGGGCGTGAGGGTCGGCCAGATCAACCGGCCCAGTTCCTACGGCTTTGATCTTGTCCAAAATTGCCTCGATTTCCTTGTACTCCTCCATGAGAGAATCGTTCCGGGAGTTCTGCTGGGCTTTCTTCCGGGTGGGAAAGTTTGCCGGGCCACAGATCAAAACAGAGGGACAGCTTGCACCGTTCCGGTTATAATCGTTGTGCCACTTGGCAAGCCGCCGGGCGTAGCTGTCCAGCAGTGCGTCGAGCTTATCATGGTAGTAAGGAGAGACTTTTTTCTTCTTCTCCTCCACCAGGGCAGAGGCCTCATCGACTGCGGCGTGATAACTTGCCGTTGCGCTGCCGGGTTTGTAGTCGCTCATGCTCATCATTTCGTGAGATGCCCGGGCGGCGGTTTCACTAATTTCATAGTATTTCATTTTTGCAACCTCCTAAGATTTTTTAACTTGGCTCTAAGGGTTTGACCCTCATTTCCGCCGCCCTCCGGGGAGGGCGACAGAATCAAGATCAATCCAACTGGCAATAATCCAGCGCATCATAACCGGCGGCTCTAAGCGCTGCTGTCATGGCCTCGGCGTTTCGGCTCCGGGCGTTTCCCTGGGCTCCGTCACAGTCAGGAGTAAAAACAAATCGCTTTTCGCTCCACAGTTTCCACTCAAAGCAACCGGAACCGGCCTCTTTTGCGGCCTGTTTGACTTTTGCACGATTCCAACGGGGGAGGGAAACAGCTGCACTATCACGGTTACACGCTCCGCCGTCCTCAGGATCGGCTTGCTGGGCTTGCCGTCCGGCCTCTAGGGCAATCCGGAGATCATCACGCAGTTTCGCATACTTTCCGGTCAAGGGTGCTGGGGCTTCGTTGTCTGGCAGATAGCGCCGGCGAATATGAGCACATTCACAGAGGGCGCTTTCTGCGGTGTAGGCAGTTCGGCCGGTGATTTCTCCACCGTCTGGATACAGCAACATGATCTCAATATGGCTGATAAGATCAACCGCACTCAGAATAACAGGCTTGCCGTTGTAGATATATTCCTCGTGATAAATTTTTTCCATTTCGGGGACCTCCTATTATTAAATTTTCAGGGTTTTGCCCATGAGCGCCCGCCCCAGTTGGGGCGGCTGGACTTGCACCAGCGGCGGCGGGATGCCGTCGGCCTTGCGGGTTTTGTTGTTATGCAACATGGAAATAATAAGCGCTCTTCTTGGCGCTCCACCGTCCGCCGGCGGCCTTGATCTCCTCGGCGTGGGGCTTGGTGTTGCCGGTGATCCAAATCACGGGGGAGGCGGTTTGTGCGCCCTTAATGGTGACTGTCATACCCTCCACGGCCTGGAACTTGCTTGCAATGGCCTGGGCGGCCTCCTGGGGGTTCGGCTTGCTCTCGGCGGCCTGGGCGGCCTCCTGGGCTTGCTCTTGCATCTGCGCCAGCTGGGCTTTCAACTGTTCAACCTCTGCGGCCAGCTTGGCGTTTTCCTCCTCCAGGCTGTTCCGCTCCCGTTCCAGGGCTTCGGCGGTGGTTCGCATTTGCTCCAAATCTTTTTTGATGCGGTGGGTTCTCTCGTCTGCGGGTTCCTCAGCCTTAAAATAGGCTCTAGTGGCACGGGTAATCTCCTCACGGGGCCTAATGGGGAGAATCATTCCAACCGGGACACAACAGGCTGAGTATACAATGGCGGCCTGGGTGGTTCCGCCGGTCTTGATGTAATAGGACGTTTCCAGGCAGTCCAGGAAATGGACGGTGTAGAGGGCGGCGACGTCGCCAGAGAGGGACTAGAAGCACCGAGCA